TTGGTGCACGTGGAATGCACCAAAGTATGCCTGACCGTTTATGAACCCCACACGCTGTCTTATGCCCGGCCCGCTACCTACACCAGCAACATAGTATTCTCTGTTGCTGACAGTGATGGCCTGATTGACCCCTACCCCTTGACCTGATGCTAGAGCAACTGCGGATCCTCCTAGGGTGTCGGACACTGTGAACTTTTGGCCATTGGCTGCAAAAGATCTCACATAGTATGTCTGTCCTGCCACAAGGCCACCTAGGGTAGGTGTAGAGAATACAATTTGTTGACCAACATACAATTCATTTACTTCTAAAGATGTAATGTAATTGGTTCCTGATTCTGTGGAACTGTATGTTAGCAATCCGGGTCCTGAGCCAAACTCTGCTGGTTCTACTGCACCAGTAAATCGAACTTTAAGACCATTGGTAAAAGCCACACCATTGGGACTGGTGTAAGAACTTGCTCCAATGATCTGATCAATCAACAGAGTTTGATCAGCTGTTTGATCAATAAGTTTAATTTGTCCAAAAATTTCTGGATCTGTTCCGTCCTGATAGTATAGTGTATCTTGTACAGCGGTCAACAATGGAATGCGCTCGAACAATCCAGTAGAATCCTTGTACCACCGAGTGCTGCTGTATTCAGTACCGTAACGGATTGTGAATTTGGTCAAAGGATCAATGGTCTGAATACGGCTACAAGAAATATAGTTGGTGCCTGCATTATTAATATAATTGATTTGCCATAGCTGATATCGATCTTCGGGTGGAATCACAGTTGTCTGATCATACTCGATAGAATCATAACTGCCTGGAAGTCCGTTGTTGGCGGACCCTGATTCTAATGGATCAAACAAGGTGGTTCTCTGCCAGCCACCTGTTTCTGCATCAGTGACAGGATTAGTGAATATTAGAGTACGACCATTGAGATTAGTAATACCATCAATACCACCGTATTGAGCTATGAATTCATCAACAGAAATATTGTTTATTTGATCAAACTTTAAATCAGTGATCAAGTCAACGTTGTTAATACTAGGTAAATTGTAGTAGAAATTTTGTGCAGTCTTGTAAGGCACATTAAAAACCACAATGCCAAGGTCTTGACCGTTGTCGCTAACACCAAGTACATCTCTTGAACTAATGTTGGGAGTGGCTGGTAGCACTCCACTGATTCCTGGCGCAGCCTGAATCCAAAATCCTGGGCCTGTTCCTGGCACACTGTCAACAATGTTGAGTTGACCTTGCATGTTGATTTCATTTTCTGCTGCGTAGTACAAGGTGTTGGGTGCATCTTGAGGCACAACAAAAGTTACCAGGCCTGAGTTGGATCCATTGCGTGTTACTCCAGAGTTGTAAGCATCACCTCGACCAGTGACAGGAACTGTTTTGATCCAGAATGGGAATGCACCGGTTAGATTCAGGTTAAACACATAGGTGTTGCCTCGAGCCAAAGTCAATGTAGGATTGGTTTGTGCGTCAATGGAGTAGGCCGAATTTTGCAAATTACGCACTCGGTAATTCACAGTTTCTTTGTTGTTTTGTGCAACTTGGAAACTGTAACTGCCGCCGCGAACCAGTTCAATCACAGGATTTTCACCAGAGATTCCACCAAAGGTATAAACACCATTGGCTCGTGTGACTGGGAAATTGGCCTGTGTGGGTATGCCTGCAGCAGCAACATCAACCACTGCTGGGCCAGCGGGCAACCAGAAGTACTGACTGAAGTTCACAAACGGATCAAAATCCACAAAAGGATCCCAACTATAATACTCACTAGAATACAGTTGATCTGGGCGGCCTGCATCACCACCTTGATATCCCACAGCGTCGTTCATGCCTGGATATGTGATTGCATCACGCACTTGGTCGGTGTCCGGTTTGAGGCTGATCACACCAGGCTCTAGCTGATAGTCTGCTCGAGTCTTGTTGGGCTCAACCACATATCGGTCATTGGGGTTGACCCCAGGACCCACGCTGCGTCCAATAAAGCCTTGAGTCTTTTTAAATTGTGGTTCTTGTATCAGCTGGTCTAGGGTGGCTGCAAGAAACTGCTTGTTGGCATCAGTTTGAAAAATCTCAGGTAAAAAGTCAACACTACGTACTGTTGCCATTAATATGATCCTCCGCCGCCACCGCTGTACCCGCCGCCACCGCTGTACCCGCCGCCACCTGACGATCCGCCGCCACCTGACGATCCGCCGCCACCTGACGATCCACTGCTGCTCGACGTTCCACTACCGTTGGTATATCCTGCTCCAACTGTTGGATTAAGTCCGCTGACCGATGTCTGACTTCGAATATTGCTTTGAGTAAGAGCAGTGATTACATCAATATTGTCAATGGTGGCACCATTGGCAAAAATTTCGCTTGGGGTGCTACGAATTTCGTATAAGTCGCCAAAACTTTTTTGAGGATTTAAAGGAACAAGCACCACACTACTAATTATGCTGCCTAGTTCTCGGTGCAAATATGCTGCAAGTTCTGAGAAGTAGAAAGTGTCACCAAAGTTCCATTTGTCAATTGAAAAGTAATCGTTCATGACTGCCACTACTGAACTCTTGATTTCACTAAAACTAGCAGTGGAGTTGCTGGCACGAATTACTTTGATGGTGGCTCGTAGTTCGGGTGCCGCTTTGGCTCCAAACAATGGTTTGAATATCACTGAATTCAAAATAATGTTGTCACTCAACATTTTGTAGTCTTGCAGACCCTGATACGCTGTGCTAAGTTCATCAATTGATGGCACAGCAGGCTGAAGTACAGTACCTGTTGTGTCACGCAACCAGTTTTGATATGCAGTATAATAAGCCTGTGTTACCACATACAAGTCAATGATGTTGGTTGTTCCAGGGTCAATTCTACTGCTGAGAGGACTGTTGTGACGATACTGATAGTACAGATCTTGCCGACCTGTTCTAGCAATCCAGCCTGTTACGGCTACTAGTGTTCTTACACCTGTGGCACTGATGCTGAGTTCGTAGAATGCTGCCTGGTCATACGCATAAAAAACTTGACCGGGGCTCCATTCATCTTTGACCAGTTCAAGGTCGTCTAAGCTTGCATAGTCGCTGTTGACTCGACCAGACTCGACCAAGAGATATCTCTGTAGATTGTCAAAGTCTACTGTTAGTTGGAAGAATACCAATTTTTGTGTAGGGTTGATCTCGGGAGCAACAATTTCATCAAAGAAATCAGGATCATCAGGCACACCATCATTGTCTGAATCGCGGAATCCTACCAGGACCTGGAAGTCATCTACATAGCCATCGCTTTCTACAGGCTGGCCAGTAATGGTCATTGGGATATCACCAGGCAAGCTTTCTGTATCATCTGGTTGTGTATTCACTGCCAGCACGTTCACAAAGTCTTTGATCACTGTGCCGGTTCGGCTGTCATAGATCTGTTGGTCATCAAAAAAGAAGAATCGTGTTTGCAACACACTACCAAAATTGTAAGCGAGTCCTCGGAAACTGATTGTGTAGTTTTGATTTTGTGTCACAAACTGAACCATCCAACTGGCGTCTGAATTGGTGCCAGCAGTGGATCCTGCGTTAGTCAAACTGAACTCAGCATCTTGATCTAAGTTGGTACTGGTAATCAGGTACCATGTGTAAGGTGTACCTGTGATATCACCGTTGTTGTCGTAGCCAATACCAAAGTTACGATACAATAAAATTTGTTCAGCCATGGCCTGTTCAAGACTCAGTGGCAGATCTGTCACGAATAACGGTATAACAGTGTCTACAATTGCACCTGTGGGCACAAAGTTGTTGATGGTTACTGGTCCAGCACCTGATGAAAGATTGCCTATGCCTCCGTTGTAGCCATCACCAATGACCTGTTGAGGGCTTGCCCAAATTGTGGTTCGTTCATTTACGCGACCTGGCACACCAGTTTGCAATCGATTGTTGGCATCAAAATATTGTCCTGGAGGAGCAACAAATTTGACCAGTGCTCCGGTCACAACATATTTAAAAACTGTGCTGGTAGTTGAGCCCACGGGTATTGGTTGTCCTGCAGCATTTTTAAAGTATCCAGTGGTTTCATTGGCCAGGGTCGTGCTCTGCTGCCAGGTGCTGCCCAGAGTTGATCCTGTGTTGACTAATTGCCGTGGAAAGTTTGCATAGTAAAACTGCTGCATTGTGCTTTCGCCAACTTGTGGTTGAACTTGATTGGTAATCGCATCAGCAATTTCATTACGGTTGACCCAACTAAACAAGATTGTGGGCAACACTGTTTGTCTCCACAGCGCACCGTCACTGCCAAATGTGTTGGTAGAACTGTACTTGCCTGTGTTGTCCACAAGGTCAAGATATCGACTGGTACCAATGCTTGCACGGTTCAAGGCCTTGCTTTTCAAGATACTGCTGTACTGAGTGTAAGGAAACAGGTTGTAGTCTTCGCCGTTGACCATGCGGTTTTGAGTATAGTATTGTGCAGGAGCACGTTGTTTGATGGCATCAATACTTTCACGTGCCTGACTATTACTCACTGGCTGTGTAATACCACAGGTAAACGTCAAGGTCTCCAAGTTGCCTTCACGACTGATGTAACTGATAGGTATGGTCACTGCCTGCATTTCTTCAGGGTTGATGATGTATTGTAGACCATTGCTTGCGCGAACATACGCACGGAATGTGCCCACAGGGATTTCAGAAAACACGCCGTCACCAAACACCATGGTGATCTGATCATTGGTTCTTGAATTTAAAGTATAAATGGGTCTTAAAGTTGTTCCCAACTGTTCAGCTGCTGCAGAATAAATGTTTTCAGAATAAGCCCATTCGCGATTGATGTTGCCCACTGTGTCCAATTGAAACAACCAGTAGTCTTCATTGTTGACGCCTTCAATGTTGATGTTGACTGTGCGGTTGCTGATGCGCTCGGCCAAGTTAAAGTCCTGGTTTTGCAACACGCCTTGCTTGAACATAAAAAAGTATCCTGTGTTGGCACTTTGAAAACCCAGGCTGTCATTGCGAAACAAGATGTTGAAAGGTTGATTGGCCTGCGGGGCTGGTTCGTACAGATAATCTTCACCCACAGAAGTTGAAGTCAGTGCTTCAAATGGCATGTTCACGCCGTCTACTGTGGCTGTGTAAGGCACGACTGGCAAAAATCCTGGCACCAGGTTTATGGCATATTCGTCAGTGCGTACACCCAAAATAGTGTTGCGGTTTCCAGGGCGTCCCACACGCTGTGAATCCACAAGACTAGCATTGAGAATAGCAGTAAATTGTTCTTGCCAGTCGGGGTTGGTGGGATCAGCCCAGTTTACTGTGAAGTTGGAAAGATTAACCCCTTGATAGTCCACGACATTTTCTGTTGTGGTCACAGAAAATACCTTGAGTAGGCCCTGCGCTGCTGTGTTGCGTTTGGCAGTGTAGCTGACCAAATTAGCCAGGCGCACCACTGAGTCACGACGCTCAGCTGTGTCCAGGTAGTTTTCACGTGTGTTGAGGTCAGTACGAAAGGCCAGGGCCTGCCCCATGAACGCAATCACATCCAACAGCGCAATGTATTCACTAGATTCAATGTAGTCATTGAATGTTTCGGGATAGTACAGGCGCAAGTAATCCACGAAACTTTTGCGTAGAGTTTCAAAGTCATAGCTTTGAAAGTCTGCTTCGCGATAGGTTTGATAGATCTGTTTCCAGTCTTCAACTCCGAAAATTGCTGTTTGTCTTGTGGTTGTTGCCATTCTTGTGAGCCTCGTAGTTTATTTATCGAGACTAAAAACGGCTCAGTTATACATAGGTGGCGTTGCGTTGCTCTAGATCAAAAAATATAGAAAGACGCTCAGCATCTGTGCTGGGCACCACTTCTAATTCAATCTGAATCAGAATACCGTTACCTGACGGAAATGCTTGTGTGCTGTTGATAAAAATTCGAGGATCTTGGCCGGCCACACGCTGCACTTCTCGTTCAATTTCTCGTAGTACTAGTTCCAGTTGGGGTTCAAACAAAAAATCCCAAATCACAGTACCATAAGCTGGCTTGCCGGGCAACTGTCCTTGGCGTATGTTGAATCCATTCAAGAGATCACGCTTGATCAATTCAAATCCGGTCAGGGTAAATTTTTTGAACTGACCCTGTGTGTTAAATCCAATGAATGTTTGTGCCATATAGTTATTTATTAACCTTGATTGTCAGGCGGCCCTTGTCTCTTTTTGGCCAATTCGTTTACTCGATTCTTGGTCGCAATTGCATTATCTGCTAATTCTTCAATGCCTGACTGTATTCTTCTAAACACCAAAGCATATGCATTTTTAACTTCAATAGATGCAGTGTTAAATGTTTCAGTAAGAGCGGCGCGGCGTCTAATAATCAATGGTGCGGTGCCTAATGCTGTTCTTTGAGCATTGAGAGCTTCCCACTGAGCATCAGTAATAGTTTGCCGTGTTTCAAGGGCTGCTATATTTGAATTCAACGTGTCAAGTCCTTGAGTTGTTGATGCTATCAAATCAGTTAGCTCAGCAGAAAGACGTTTTATTTCTTCAGTTGCCAAGCTATCTGCAGCTGGATCAGGCGCAGGTGGACCATAGTTGGGTTCAGGTATCTTGGGGTTGCCAAGTACTCTGGTCACTGCAGCGTCAACTGTGTCTCGATCGACTGTGTTTGCGGCCGGCACTGGCACAATTTCAGCCTTGAACAGTTCTGGAATTTTTTCCACCAGTTCGGCTGCAAAAGCACCATCTCTTGTGTTGGTAAGGAATTTGTCTGCGAGGTCAGCATCAACACCAGGTATTTTTTTAAGAAATGCAGCAGCAGCCGCAGGGTCAATTGCTGAGTTCAATGCTGCACCTGCTGCGCCTGCTGGTCCCAATAGATCAACAGGAATACCGGATGCGTTGAGTGTGTCTAGGCCTTTTTTCATTAGGTCTTGCTGTATTAATCCTTGCTTGGGAAGATTATTCAAAAGGTCTTGAGCACTGTTGATGCTGTCTTTGCCAGTGAACGCAGCAGGACTTTTGAGAAGATTTGTCACAGTTGATTCTCCGTTTGTGACAAATTTAGCCATGCCTGGTTTTAATATTCCAGCTGATTCTAACTGTGCTGGAGAAAGTCCAAACTCTCCAAGCCCTTTGGCATCAGTTACAATAGTTCCTGTTTGATCCACTAGTTTTTTGGCCTGGGCCATTACGCTGGTAACATCTGCTGTTGTCAACGGTCCTATTGATGTCACTGCGGGTATTTGTTTTGCAAAATCAGTGATGTTAATTTCGTTGGTCAACGGAATACCGGCAATTGTTTGATTTATTGTACTGATAGCAGTGGCGGCTCCTCCAGTTACGATTGACGCTGCTCCTGATGCAGACACTGCGGCACCCACAGCACCAGTTAATCCTGCTGCTACTCCTGACAGACTTCCATTAATTGCTCCTCCTGCAGCTCCTAGTGCAGAGCTGACTGAGCCTATGGCCGCAGTGGCTCCTGGCACTCCTGCTCCCAATGCTCCAGTGATACTGGATTGTGCCTGGCTCAATAATGATTGTGCACTTGGTAATCCTTGCGCTGCTTGTGTAGCAGCACTGAGAGACATGCCTGGCTTTAGCCCAACCAAACTGCCAGTGGCGGCCTGTTTGTCAAATATGGCTTTGGCCTGGTCCAGGCTTAGGCCAGGAGGACCTTTGACTTCAAAAGGTTGGCCATTGGGTAGTGTAAAACTAAAAATTGCCATGTTATTTTGCCACAATTTCTACGCCGGCCGGAACTGGTTCTGCACCCGGTGGCGGTGTTGGTGCTCCAGATTCAAATGATTTTTCTACGTCCACGCCAAGGTTGTGATAGGGATATGGTTCGTGACTGGCCGCACGGCTGCAAACACTTTCCAGGTTGGCAATTTCTTTTTGCCAACCTTTACTGGTACTGAATTTTGTGTCATCCAATTTGGTCTTGACAATAGGATTGGGAGTTTTTACTGTAGGTGCTGCTGAACCATTGAGATCAATCAAGCCTGCTGTGTAAGTAAGACTCTGGCCCCCGTTCCAGCTGCCACCTTTGCTGTCCAGAGCCAAGGTGCCATCTGATTTTACACCTATTGTGGTTTTGCTGTACATGGTCAGTTCAGTCTGTGCCTGTATCACAAGAGTGGTTGCACTTTCAATTTCCATGGCTTCTTTGCTTTTCATTTTGAGATTGCGGCCAGCAAACATGTTGATATCACGATCAGCATGCAGGTTGATGTCACCATTGGTTCTCAAGTTGATGCTGTTGGTACTAAACACATCCACTGTGCCTTCCACACCAAACTCCAACCAGGTTTGTCCGTTGGCATGAATAATGTAGAAAAAATTGCCGGTATCACTCATGGTGATCTGATGACCTTTGGTGGTCCTCAATCGAATCATGGCGTTGTCGCCTTCTAGGTTACCGTCGTCCATCACAAGACTGTGACCACCCACACGTCCAATTACTCGAGCATCAGCAGGTTTTATTGATCCTTCACTGAGTTTCTTTCGTATGTCATTGGGTTTCATGCCACCCTGAAAAATAGGCAAGCCCGGAGTTGATATACCAAACACTGAACTGGGAGTTTCTCGCTGACTGCTGCTGGTAATAGTGCCGCGTTCAATATCGTCAATCAGGCCTTGTTGAAATAGTCCTTGTGCCACGTAGCTGTGCACAGGTTTTGAGCTGTCATAAAATCGAGGATTGTTAAAGATGGCTTCGTTGTTGATGTTGATTTCAGACACCGGCAAGCGAGTGGCTGTGGCAAAATAAGTTTCTTGATTTTTGTTATCAAAAGTAAAACTTGTGCTGGAAGCAGCGCCAGCTGGCACCTGACTGCCTAATCCGTCTTCAGGTATGACGCCAATGTAGTAGCCTTGACTGCGATCACCGTTGACAAATATACACACCACTGTGACACCAGTATCAGGAGGTGTAAACCACATGCCATAGCTGTTGGCATTTCCTGGATACTTGCCAATTTCGTTGTTGATACCTGTGGCAGTGTTGACCGGAGTAGAACCAAAAAATGACGGCATGTAGCTCACAGTGGTCCATTTGGATTCGTCCTGCATGGCATCTGGACCGCCATCAGCAAACGCTTCGATAAATACTCGCAGTCGGCCAGCACGGGTGGGATCCACCGAACTCATTACAATGCCAGTGAACGGACCAAATTCCGCAGGTACGCCGCCCCTGTCTAGTTTGTAGTTCTTGGGACGGCCTCTACTGCGCTGTACGTTTTCTGTCATTGATGTTCCTTAATAATCTTTAGCAATTTTTTGATTTGTAGGCACACTACTACTTACCGGAGCGCCGCTGGCCACCAATGGTTCGTACTCTTCAGCCAGCTCACGATTGGTTTGCTCAATAGCTCGACGGTTTACTTCACGACGTTGTTCTGCTGTTAGAGTGTTTTGTCCTGCTGCAGCAGATGGCAGTGTTGGCGGCCCTGAAGGTAGATTGACCGGCACATTGGATACTGAGCCTCCTGTGCCACTGGTAGGTGCACCCGGAGGTGGAGCATTTTGAATATTAAATGTGCCAGCGCCTAATTGTTGAGATTGCACACCTGATCCACCAGGTGTGGCAAAAGTTCCACTGCCAAGTTCGCCAGGTGGCGGTGCTCGTCGTGAATTTGATGCTGATTGTGCGCCTAGTATGGCTGCTTTGCCTCCGTCGCCGCGATCCAGGCGACGAGGATCAATTTCATTAAAACCAGCAGATCCACGTCCGCCACCTGACTCTGGTGCGACTCGGTTGAATCCGCGACCCTGACGAGGGTCGTCTCTGGTTCCAAATCTTGGATCAGTAGCACGAGATTGATCAGCAGTTGAATTTGCTGCTGCTGCTGCTGCAGGATTAGCAGTATTGGTTTTCTTAGGAGTTGGAAATTGATAAAGTACTCCGTCTAGAGTTTGTTCAAACCTTCCTTTGTTGAACTCGCTGACCACTCCTTTGCACACATACACTCGACTCTGTAGTGCTGTTCGATTGTTGTATTTTTTTTGTGTCTGGCTGTAGGGATCGGCTAGGCCTGTGTCAAGATCATAATCTTCAGGACGCTGCCAGGCAACTTCATACAGTATATCTTGATTGTCAAATGCAATGCTGCCATCAGGTAAAAATCCTGAACTCAAACTTTCCCCGCTGAAATATTCATCTGTTGGTTTTCTAAAATCAGTGCCTTGCATGATCCAGGCAGGATCTCCAACTATTTTTATTTTGCTGTTGGCCAGTTCGGTTGTAGAGTACAACACTTCAGCAGCATTGGCTCCCAGTTCGTTTTGTTTGCCTGATGCTCCTGAACTGGATTCTGTACTGCGAGGAGCATAATTGTAGGTTATGATTTCAGCCATGCTGGATGTTGAGTTTTGCCGAATTTTAGAAATTGCGCTAGCTTCTGTTTCGCTGCCACTCACGGTCAACTGATACAGATGATTCATATTTTCTTGATATTCCAACACCGCTGTGTTTTGACCGGTAAACCAGTACGGATAACTTTTGTGAACTCCAGAAAATCTACTGACTGGAAAATATTTACTGGTTACATTTTTTACTTCTCTAGCAGCAATACTATAGGTGATACGGTAGGCCCTGTCATTTCTTTTGGGGTCTAAATCGCTGATGGCTTCTGCGGTCATGGTGATCACAAACCACTTCAGAGGTTGATTACGAGAGTTAGGATTGGGCACTTGTGAACCATCAGCATTGATGATCACTGCTGCTTGATCATAGATATAACTGCTGTTACGTATGGACAGTTCAATTGCCTGCAACAGTTGTTGACCAGCAGTAATACTGAAACTTCTGGATATCATGTCCACAGAAGTTTTGGCCTGGTCTAGAGACTGTGGGTCTTGAGTTGATGCTTTGCCAGCGGCTGTGAGCCGCTTTACTACTTTGGTATTGGGCAACTGCAATTTAGCATCGCGAATCTTGTTGGCATCTGGCCCAATAAATTCTATCACGTACTCGTCAGCATAGGTAAACACCCCGTCTTTGACCAGTTTGGCCTGGAATTCATTCATGGCTCCTGCCAGGCCTTTGGTAATAGTTGTTTTATTTGTTGGAGCAGCATTGGCCTTGGACGGAGCAGGGGCGGGCGCTGGACTGGCGCGGTTAAATCCTCGACCTTGTCTAACATCATCGCGTGTGCCAAATGTTGTGGCTGCTCCTGGGTTGGTTGCAGTAGTAGTGGTGTTGGAATATTTAACATCTCCTCCCAGCAGTCCTCCCACGGTGCTGTCTGTCAGTTGCACGTCGTAGGGAATGGTACCTCGTGATGAATAGCCACCTATTCGTTGTCCTACCGGCCCACATACCCATTCGTAACTGACCAGCTTGGTGCCTACGCTCCATTTGATTTCTTTAATTCTAAAAGGAAAAAATTTCTCAACTATAGCTGAGGGATCACTGGTGCCTTCCTGGTCGGGCTTGCTGCGCACCTGTTCAAGATTGCCTTGTGAATCGTAGCCATAAAATCGCAAGACCATGAGAAAAGTAGCCACACTGTAATTGACCTTGCCAGTGACATCTTGAGGCGCTGAGTTGGCCACTGCATCTCTCAAGCGATCTATCAAGGTGATACCGTTGGGTTCAATCACAGTGAATTTCATATTGGTAATGGCATGAGCTGCTCCTGTTCCTTTGCCTGGCGGAAGATTTTCAATAGAAATACTGTCAATGTAAAAGTCATTGTCAAAGAAAGGGTTGCGGCCACCATCGGGTCCGGCGTAGGCAGCATCTCCACCAAACTCACTGTTGCCTACACCAAATCCTGCGTCGATGTTGTTGGGCGGTCGAATGCCTCCCACGTTGTTGGCAGCTCCGCCACTTTGAAACAACAACTGATAACCGTCAATGCTTTTGTTCATGCTGGTCAACAGTTTTGAATACTGTGTTTCGGTCATTAGATATACAGATGCCGAGTATGTGTAGCTGGCGTATTGATCCAGCACATTGGGTCTGGGCTTGACATTGGGACCTGTTTGTTCTTCAGCATTGACTGCAGTCTGCGGTGAACCTGCAGGAGTATTGTCGTCGGATTGAGATGCTGTACCAGGTTTGACCACAGCAGCCGCAGCCTCGGCTTCGCCTGCTGTGCCTTCGGCTCCAGCACCAACTGCTGGTGCTCGTAATGCTTGACCGCTGTTGCTGTCTGTGTTGATGGCCTGTGTTTGCTCAACAGGTTTTACTGGTGCGTCAGTGCCAGAAGTGGTGCCTTGAGAATTTTGTTGGGTGGGAACAACTTCAGCGTTGGTTGGTGCTGTGTTGGGTGGCACATCTGTGACTCGTCCATTGGGTCCAACTTTTTGCTCAGGTTGTGCAGTAGGGCCCGACGGAGCATCATCTTTGACAGTTTCCGCTGCTGTAGCTGGCGGGGCTGGTTGCGGCGTAGATGCATTTGTTTGTTGCGCTTCTAGTCCTGCAATTTCTCGGCGTAGTGTTGCTGCTTCGTCTTGGTATTGACTTTGCAAATCTGCAATCTGGTTATCAATGGCATTTTCTTGAGCTCGTAAAACAGCCGCACCTGCTGTGTCGCCGCCGGCAAACAACTTTCGTCGTTGTTGTTGTATACTTTCTTGTTCTCGTGTTAGTGCTGCCACCTTGACCTGGTTGGCGTCTATCAAACGTTCTAGGCTAGCTAATCTAGCCTGTAGTTCTGCAACTGTAGCCATATGTTAGAATCCCAGTGCTGATCGCAAGGTAGCAATTTTAGGTAAAAATATCTGTGTTCCCACCGCAAAATCCAACACAGGTGTTGTGAGTGTGTTGGGATTGCGTTGATAAAACACCCACCACAAAGCGCCAGTGCCGTACAGGTCAAATGCCAAAAGATCAGGGCGATATTGATATGTGAGATTTATCACAAAAGAAATGTCATCGTCTTCTCGAGGTATGGGTCGATTGACCATACTGTCCAAGAAAAACTGACTGTACCCTGTTTCAAAGTAGGGACTTGTTGCGTCATACTGTGCCATTACCAGAATCCTCCTTTGATTAGGTCACCATTGGCAAACCCTTTGAGACTGAACTGCTTGCTGACCTGGCTGCGTGTTTGCACAGGTATTAATGTGATGTCAATATCCATTTTGGTAGGTACATAATTGGCCAGTTGTTGGTTGTTTACACTGGCCACCACAGGGTCAGGGGCAGGTTTTGTTGCTGGAAAAAATCTTTCTAGGCCGGCATTTAAAATACGATTACCTGTGGCTCCAAGACCAGCTGCTCCTGCTGCTTTGCCAGGAGTACGACGACTCAGTAGATCTGTTCCGTAGTTGTTGACACTGCTAGCACGTATATAGTCCACGCCGTCAGGCAGGTTGTATTGAAATGAGGTAACCACACACGGGTGTCCATAAAATTGATTCATTCCAAATCCGCTGAGATACACCAGAGGTGGTGGCGAACCTCGTTGTTCGTCTTTGCCGTAGAACATCTTGGTCACGCTGCGAAAAAAGTGAATCACTGCCAGCAGGTAGTCAGCTTCGCGAGTGTCTTGTGCAGTGAATATGCCTTTAATATTTAGATCGTCCACTCGGCTGTTCTTGTAGTACACGCCTCGATAGTTTGAGTGCACAAGATCATACTGCTCGTAGTTGGCCCGGTACGTGGTGTTGATTTGGGGTGTGTAGGGAAATATCACACCATTGGTTGATGCTAGTGGGCCTAGTATTCCTGGAGGACTGGCATTGTACAGATAGTTGGACGTGGGTGCCAACTGCAGTCGCAGTCGCCAATCTGCACTGCCTTGTTTTTTGTACACACTGTTGAGTGTGGCCTGATTGATAGCACTTGCTTGTGCAGCTTTTTGTTGTCGTGCAAGTATTTCTTCGTCAGACAGACTGCCGGCGCCAGGATCGGCTTCAGCCGGAGAACCACCTGTGGGTTGAGGTACTGGGCGAGGCTCAAACACTCTAGGCCCAGGATCAGCTTCGGCTGGAGAACCACCTGTGGGTTGAGTAACTGCCGCAGGTGAGGCAGTGCCAGCGCCTGGATCAGCTTCGGCTGGAGAACCACCTGTGGGTTCAGCTACCGGGGCGGCTACTCGAGCCGTGGATGCGTTGGCTGGCGAAGTAGTGGTGGCCAGTTGAGCTTCGTTTTGGTTTGATAAATTTTCATCTTGATTAGGGTTCACTGCAGAATTGACACTGCTGGTGCCCGTGACAACTGTTTGTGTGGTAGTGCTTGTGTTTGGCACTACTGTAACTGTTGGCGGTGTGTCTGCTTTGAGCTCAGTTTGACCGTTTACTAGTCTTTGTCTTTGATCATCGAGTTCAGATTGTTTTTCTATTCTGGCTTGATTTTCTTCCGGAGTCAGCGCCGGAAGTCCCTCTCTTAGTCTCTGAACTGGACCAGGATTTGCTTTCTGAAATGCGTCAATTTCTGCTTGTTTGGCATTGATTGCAGGTTGCAGAGCCTCACTTCCAGCTGTGGATACTTTTGGTCCTGAGATAGTTGTTCTTGTTCCACCGCCACTCACAGCTTCTGTGCTGGTAGTAGTATAGTTGGTTTGCGTTACTGTGCCGCCTGGCGGTGTTTTTTCGTTGATTGCAACGTCAGATCGTTCAAACAGTTCGTCTTCGTCGTCATCTTCTGCACGATCGGCCAGCCGCGAGGCCTTGGCCTCGGCTCTTCTTGCCTGTAACGCATCAAAGGCCTGTTGTTCAGTTTTGCCCGATGCTATGTCCTTGTTATACAAGGAAGCTTGTGTACCATCAACAGCTGGACCCATTTTGCCACGATTTGGATTGTAGTCGGCGTCTTTAGGATTGTTGCTGCCAACCTCATTCGTTCTGTAAAAATCGTCTTCTGCTTCTGAAATGCCCGCTTGACGGGCTGCTTGCTCTTCGCCCAGGCCTTGTTGTATCAGCTTGTTGTATGCTGCTGCTTTTTTTGGATTGTACCCTGCCATGATTATTTTCCTATACTGTATTTACCCAAAAAATAAACCACACAGTTTATAAAAAGGTTGACAACTGTTGCGAAAGTGCTACAATAAGTATACATTAGGAGATTCCGACAACCATGTCTTTACTACCCAAAGCAGCTCCCCGCGTTAACTATCTCAACAACAGAGATATCCTCAAAGAAATACATGCCAGCAAAAATACCTACTGCTGGTACCAAGACCGTGATCTAGATCACCAATACGATATTATTCTGCCCAGTGCAGACCGGATCAATCAGCGTACCATTGTTGAAGCACGTAAAACTCGTGCTGACCGTATCAAACGCGAAACTGGCAACGTAATTGATCAAAAGAAAATTCCCAACACAGATCTTGTGTTTCGAATCACCACCTGGGATCATATTCCCATGGCTCCCAAAAAGATCACCAAGGCCGAAGCCAAAAAACGTCGACTGGAAGAAATTCTGGATCTAGATGATGCACAAGAAGATGATCCACTAGCAGACCTACTCGACGAACCTGTACTGGACATGAATCATGTGCGACTGAACTTTCCTCCATTTGAACACTATCGATTGGATGACAACAAGACGCCATTTATTGTGGGTCGCAGTCACTGGCGGGGTGACTTGGCAACAGGCGAGTTTTGCCGCGAACATGGCGCTATGACTCGCAAACTGGCCACCATGTTCATGAAGCTGTGCGAACGCTATGCCACAAGATCAAACTGGCGCGGTTATACCTACAACGAAGAAATGCGTGGCCAGGCCTTGCTGCAACTCAGCCAAATTGGCCTGCAGTTTGACGAA